CGTCGACGGCACTGGCTCTGGTCTGGACGCTGATCTGCTGGATGGAGTTCAGGGAAACTTCTTTGTGCAAGGCATCAGCGCCACTCGTAGTAGTCGGATGGTAGACGGAACTGGTGCGCTCGGCATTAACGCCGCAGGAGGATCTCCATCTGGATTTTACGACTTACACGGTGCGGATGGACCGGTAACAGGCACCAATTGGTATAACATAATTAACTCTAGCCATACTAACAATAGTTTGTATTCTATGCAAATAGCGTCGCCTTTCTCTTCGAGTGATAGTAACCCCCTGTTTTTGAGAAGCGCCTATAACGGTAATTACAGTAACTGGATGGAGATTTGGCATAGCGGATCTGACGGCTCTGGCTCTGGTCTGGACGCTGATCTGTTGGACGGCATACAGGGTAGCCAGTTTGTTCGTTCAGACGCTGACGACACTAAGACCGGACACCTAACGTTTAACGACAATACTTTGCTGAGGTTAGGGTCAGGTAGTGATACCGACATTTATTATAGCGGTAGTGCCACTTACCTAGACATGAACGGAGCTGGTGACTTTATCATTCGTGACGGCTCCGTCACGAAGTTTACTTTTGGTCGAACATCTGGAAACCTGATAGCTACAGGTAATGTTACGGCCTATTCTGACCGTAGACTAAAGACGAACATCGTCAAGTACAACGCGTTTGATCTATCAAAGCTGAACATCTATGAATACGACCGTACCGACATCGTAAAGCATGATGTCGGTGTTATCGCGCAGGAGATACAGGAAATCTTGCCTGAAGCGGTAATCGAAGGCAAAGACGGAATACTGTCGGTAGACAAATCGACCGTGGCTCTAGCGGCCATCGGTGAACTAATAAAACAAAGCGAGTCACTCAAGACTGAAATACAAGAGCTTCGAGCTATTATAAATAACCTTGTAAAGGAAAAGGAATAACAATGTCAAATCATATCTTTTTAGGACTAGATGAAGAAAGTGGTCAAATGCACTATGAGTTCATCAACCCTGACCCGAATGGGGCGAACATGAAGAGAAGCATCAACATCGCGGTCGACGATGTTGGCGACTATGACGAGGATGCTATGGCAATTCGCGTTGAAGAAGTCGAAAGAGGAGTTCATCATAAAATGAAAGTCGCTGCCCGGACGAAAACAAACGCAGGCAAGTTCAAAGCCAAAGATCTCAAAATGAAGAAATACACAGCGCCCGCACCTGAGTCTGGAGTTGCGCCGCATGAGGTTGAAGAACCTAAAGAACCTAAAAAGACTAAGACGAAATAACAACATGGCCATCACTGCTAGCGGCGCCATAAGCATCAACGACATAGTAACGGAGTTTGGTGGCACAGGTACAGACTCGTTAAATGAGTATTACCGAGGCGGGGCGTATGTCTCTAACATAGGAGCCAATTCAGCTATTCCGACGTCTGGTGCGATATCGATCGATGACTTCTATGGCGCGGTGGATGCTCTTGCGGTAGGAATCACGGTGTCTCCGGGTCTGATATCAGCTAGCGGTTCTGGTCTTACCACCGAAACCGTTACGACCGGTACTGTGACCGGTACTGTGACAAACGGAGTGGCGCCCTTCACTTACGCCTGGACAAAAGATTCCGGGACTACTCTGACTGTAACGAGCTCGACTTCAATATCATCGACGTTTAGTTTTTCTGCCACGGTAGATGCAACCGTCATCGCGGATTATAGATTAACCGTCACTGACGCAGGCGGAGACACCGCTTCTGCCACGGTTGGAATCACGCTCACTAATCATAGCGAAGGAGGCGGTGGACCGCCTGAATAGAAACTAACACGTACCCGAGTATAAATATATCGATGGCATATAATGCCGAATGTCAAATTGGAGATGAACACATCATGACAAAATCTACTGAACTGCGCGTGAGCGAACTTGAAATGAATACTGTCCTTGAAGTACGAGGACAGATGGCCCAGATCGAAAACGCGCTCTCAGGTAAGCGAGAAACATTTCAACGATCATTGGCCCTTATCGGCGATCGATATGGCGTAAACCTACTGAATGGCGAGCACGTCATGACACAAGACGGTCGTATTCTGACCAAGAAAGAAGCCGAAGTACTAGCCAAAGCCGCCGAGGCCCAGGCTGCAGCGGCTCAACAAGAGGGTTAAATGGCACTACAAGCATCAGGCACTATTAAGTTTAGTGAGGTCCAAACCGAGTTTGGTGGTGGTAATCCCATCAGCATGACTGAATACTATGGTGCGGATGCTGGTATACCTGGAAGCGGAACGATCGCGCTGTCAGACTTCTACGGGACTTCTGCTTTCGTGGCCGATGTCACTCCAAATGCGCTTACGTTTGCCTCCAATATCGGACCGAATACGTCGACCACATCATCTAGTGTTACGGGAATCAACACCGCGATAACATTGCAATTTACGGCGGTCGACGTACCTGTTGGTTCAGGATCGGTCGATGTAAGAAACTCTACGGTTACGACTACTTGGACGGCGGTAAATAATATTACTAACGTCGTCGTTAATAACAATGACGTTGTCGAGCTGAGATACACCGCTATTCTGACTTCCGGCACGTTAAACTCATTCGGCGCGGCTGTAAGTGTCGAGAATGTAACCGATTCAGGCACGCCACTAGATGCCGTTACCGTACATCATTATACGGAAGGTGGCGGCGGCGGTGAGTAATGGCGGGTGATGCAGAAGATTATGAGCTAAACCCCAGCATTAGACCGGGTAAGCAGATATCCGAAGGGTTCCAGGACCCTTCGGGCGCGAATCCACGTATAGACTATATTGGCGAGTCCGACATTAACATACGGGCTCGTGGCACGGTCTCAGACCGACGAACTCTATATGGACTAAGATCCGCCAGAGTTTCGTCGGTCTCTTCGCAGAATCAAGCGCCGTTAGTATCGGAACCGGCCTCTGCTGCTGCTCCGATGTACCCATGCAATCATGTTACGGAAACCGAATCAGGTCATGTCCTTGAGGTCGACGACTCTCCAGGTCACGAGAGACTTAATGCTCAGCATAGGACCGGAACCAAGGTTGAGATACTTCCAGACGGAAGTATTCTTGTAAGGTCATCCAATAAATCGTACGAAATAATCGCGTCCGACAAGGATGTGTCGATTCGTGGAACGGTAAATGTGATTATCGGCTCTAACGCAAACATCCGAGTGCAGGGCGACGCTAACATGGAAATCGACGGTGATCTTAACCAGCTTGTGAACGGCAATCATAACATCGAAGTTGTGGGAGATCAGAACACGAACATTAGGGGGAATCAGAAGACGAAAGTTTCGGGCAGTGTCCTTCATGAGGTTCGTGGAAATGAGATACGTCGACACCTGTCTAACTATCTCGAAAGAACTGTGGGCGAACACCGCTCTGAAATAGGCGGGAACTGGCGCACGACAGTCGAGGGATCTATTCATGAGAGATCCTACGGAGAGTTTCAGGGATCCTATTTCGGTGGGTTCATAACCCTCAACGGACAAGATGCCGAGGGCATCGACGGTGAAGGTATCTTCGAAGCCAAAACGATCTTCAACAGCGATACTCATGGTGCTAACTACTACGCGTCAGGCGACCTGCACCTAGGTGGTGCGCTGTTTATCGAAGGTGCGGGAAATATCAAAGGCGAACTGGTCGTCGATGGAATCATAACAGCACCGACGTTCGACGGCACGGCCAAGAAATCTGAATTTGCTGACACCGCAGGAACTGCGCCTACTGGCGCATCAGTACCCAAGACGCCTGGAACCAAGAGCGCGGCGGATCCAACCGAACCTGAAGTTCCACTAGAGTCCGAAGAGGATGTCGTGGACGTTATCACCACATCAGACGCCTTTATCCTGGACCTAGATCGAAGTCCGATAACCGGATTTAACTCGCGCAGACTCTCTACAGCCGAAGCTACCTCAAGGGCGCGCAATAAGAATCTTCGAACGAATGCCGATTGGCTTCAAGATCAAGCAGACACAGGCGCTATTCTTGAATCGATCGCCAAGTCTAAGGCTCCGAAGGCGCGTAGGACTGGGTCGGCGGTTCGGACCTCGTCCGGTTCTAGACCTCTAGGTCAAAGCCGAGCGGCTGAACAGACATACACACTTCCAGACCGAAATACTCTCAGAGTGCGGGCCTTGCCTAAGAATATGCGGATATCGGACTCTATATCACGTGCTACGAAACTCTCGCCTAGGTATCGTGTTTCGGACATGCTGGCCGGCGACTCTAATCCCGCTCACCTGAAGGACCAATTAGGACTATCGCGCAAGGACATTACGACGAACGCTCAGTTGATAAGTTATAACATCCTTGAACCTCTGCGTGATAAATATAACGATACCTTTACTATTTCGGAGGGAATCTATAACCTTCTGCCTAACGAGAAGGTGGACTCAAAGTCTCTGACCTATGAGTTCGCGCAAGGTTTGGCGGTAGGATTACAGCTTCCGGTTCAGTCTGATAGTCAGTACTTTGATGTTGCACAATGGATTCGTAATAACCTCGTATTCGATAAGTTAGTTCTTTCGTATACGGACTATGACCCTTCGGGAGTTAATGAGCCTACCCTTATTATAACCGTGAAATCAGGAACGAACGCCAAATCAGTTTGGACGGAGTTCAATCACGTAAAGGTCGAGGATAACTTGTTGGACTTGTCGAATGACTAGAAAATATGCAGCAGAAGATGGGGACCTGAACCAGGCCTCGATTCTTGTGTCCAGAAACAAGAAGTTCAGCGACATTAACCTCCTGTTCAAGGCAAAGCCGAACAATAATGGTTATCACCCATCAAATGACCTATTTGAAAAGGCTCCTGGTGATGTCTATAAGTCTAGCGACGCGGCAGCCGTAAAGCAGTCGGTCAAGAATCTTCTAATGACGAACTTCTATGAGCGTCCGTTTAAGCCTAAACTGGGCGGCAACATACGGGCTTCCTTGTTTGAAAATAATACTTCATTCGCGCGAGTTGAAATCGAAGACGACATCCGAAGATGTCTGTCGAACTACGAACCTCGTGCCCAGATCCTACAGCTTAAAGTTACCCAGAGCCCGTATGATCACCATGGGATAAACATCCTTCTAGAATTTCGTGTAGTCGCCCTTCAAGAAGTCGTTCGTCTAAATCTAAACGTTGAGAGATTCCGCTAATGGCTAACTTTAAGTTTGACCCCGCAAAATTAGACTTTGACCAAGTCAAAGGTAAACTCAAGACCTATTTCGAGAATAGCGGCGAGTTTGATGACCATGACTTCGAAGGTTCTGGCCTTTCGTCTCTACTCGATGTTTTGGCGTATAATACTCACCTACAGGCGATGATCGCTAACTTTGCGATCAATGAGTCCTTCCTAGACACCTCCCAACTCCGTTCGTCGGTCGTCTCTCATGCCAAGCCACTTAACTATCTTCCGAGATCTAGACGGTGCGCGAAGGCAACGGTTCTTCTTTCGGTCCAGAACGTGGACCCTGGTAATCTAGACATCGTGATTCCGAAATACACGAAGTTTACGTCGAACATCGACGATAAGGTCTACACATTCTACACGCTCGACGATTATACCGCCTCTACCGAAAACGGATTCTCGGTCCAGGTTGACATCTTCGAAGGTAAGAAGCTCAACAAGCGATTTATTGTGGACGACGATACTTCCGATTATCCGATTTATGTGATTCCAGACACGAACATGGATACATCGACCATAACCGTCGATGTGCGCGAAGGCTTGAACTCCTATCTATCTGAAGCATATACGATTCCGTCGAGTGTCGGTAATTTGAACGATATTGACGCGAACTATTTTATCTATGAGTCGCCTAATGGCTACTATGAAGTTATGCTCGGTGATGGTAACATCGGAAAGAAACGAGCCGAAGGCTCGGTTATCGACGTATCCTATCTCAAGAGCTCAGGAACCGAAGGTAATGGCGCTGGAATTTTTGCGACAAGCGAAACCGTAACTGGAAATGACGGACCAAAGAATATTGCGGTATCCCTAGTAACCAAGTCCTATGGCGGTACTGAGAAGGAATCCGTCGCGTCGATTAAGTTTAATGCTCCTAAGGCCTTTGCGTCGCAAGATCGAGCGGTTACGGTAAAGGACTATAAGACCTTCATCCAACAGGAAGCGGGATATATCGAAACACTGAACGTATGGGGTGGAGAGTCGAATCTTCCGCCTGTATACGGACGTGTGTTTATTTGCATCAAGCCCGTAGGAGCTGATGCAATTACCGAAACTCAGATGATTCAGTTGCGTGATGTCACACTCAGATCAAGAAACATCATTACGGTCGAACCGCAATTTGTGGATCCTGAGTTCCAGTATCTCGAAGTAAAGGTAAGTCTCAGATATGACAACACAAAGACGACGCTTACTAAATCTCAACTAGAGAATAAGGTCAAGGATTCGATTATCGAATATGGTGGGACGAATCTAGCGTCCTTCGATTCGGTGTTCCGTAAGTCGAAACTCACGACCTTCCTAGATGACTCGGACGAGGCAGTAGTATCGGTATCGGCACAAGTATGGAACCAACGTAGACTTATTCCTGTTTTGGGTTCAAAGGTTCGGTACGAGCTTGGATATACTCTGGGATTCGCAAATCCCCAGAATTACGATCGCGTCGTCCGCTCAGATTCCTTTAGTTATCTCCAAAATGGTGTCGCATACACCTGCACCCTACAAAATAAGTCGAACTCTACCCAGCTACAAATCGTCAGAGGTAGTTCGGACGGTACGGTTATCGTGGTCGACGATGCTGGATATCTGGACACCGCGACAAACACATTAGTACTTTCGGCCTTTACTCCTTCATCTATTCCAAATGGCGCGGAAGGTATCCGAATATCTGCTCTACCGGCTGACGACAATACAATTTACCCGAAGAGAAATCTTCTGATTCGTATCGATGAACTTAACAGTTCGGTTAATGCGACCTTGGATGTGGCACCGATCTAATGGCCGATAATCAGCTCCTATCAAAAAGAGACGAACTCTCCAGAGACTTTAAGATCGACTCACTCGATCTTCGAAGACGCAACATCGAAAATGTGTTGCCTGCTTATTTCCTGGAAGAATATCCGGAATTCGTCAAGTTTATCTCGGTCTATTACGACTTCCTAGAGGCTGATGAAGGACTCGACAAATTCATCGAACGTCTGATCGATGTCCAGAACCCTGACATCGCGAGTGAGAAGAACCTAACCCGTCTGGTAAACACCTATGGCGAGGATTTTCCGGTTGGTGCTCTTTCCGAAGCGACGGCATTAAAGATATTCGAACAGTGGTACGAGTCTAAGGGTAATCAAGAGGCGATCGAAGCATACTTTAGAATCTTCCTTAACACCGAAGCTGAGATCATTTATCCGAAGGATAATATGCTCCGAGTTTCGGACGGTAACTGGAATGTCGCGGAACAAAGATATGTCGACCAAGACGGTCACCTGTCAGAATCCGAAATGGTTATTCAAGACTCAATTTATTATCAGCTCTTCTCTTATGTTGTCAAATCGGGTCAGTCGATCGTTGACTGGGGTAAGAACTGGCGTGATATCGGCCACCCGGCTGGCTGGAACCTGTTTGGTGAAGTCGAAATCAAAGGTCAAGCGGACTTCGAATATCAGACCGCTTCTCCGACCATCGTTCCTGGATTCCAGACCGCGGACGCTTATCGTATCTTCCTCGGTGCGGTTCTTGCCTCCTTTATCTTCGGTCAATACACCAGAATACAGACCACAGAACCTATCATCGATGGATTGGTAGACCTAAAAGATTCGGGTGGTGTAGTTCGTGGTACAGCGCGGGTACAGGGTAATGTTCTTGAAGGTAACAACGTCTATCGCGTGAACATGTTCGAACTCGAAATGAATACAGGATACGAGTTCACCACCATCGCAACTATATCTGGAACTGGATGGTCTGCTCCCTTGGTCGATGTTAACGGAAATGCTGTAGCGGATGATGCTCAGAAGTTTACGATCGGTACGTTCGAACCTTCGACTAATCCTATGCGTGTCCGTGCTGTTTCACAGTTTATCCGCAAATTCTGGAAAGTAAAGGTCGCCGACTACACGACCTCCGAAAATCTAGAAGAGGTCCGAAAGAATATCCTTGGCACTACATGGTCTATTCAAAGTCTTAAGGACTGGACTATCGATACATTCGGCGAAGCTGATCTGAAGGTATATCCGATCGATCACCATAGACCAGCACGGGTTACGATTTATGGCAATGATGACCATCTCACGGACGGCTTTATGATAGACGGTCTTGATAACTGGGACGTGCAAATGCTCGGTAACGGATCTGCGTCGGTAACTGATGGTGTTCTTACCTTTACGGACGATGCCGACGGGTCACAGCCTAGAATCCAACAGACTCTCGGTAACTTGAAGGCTGGTTGGAGTTACGCAATTACGGCTGAGGTTGCGGGAGATGATGATGTCCTAGCACCACACATGAGAGTTCTTCGAGACGCCCTTGTTGGAACTACGTCCGATACTGAATTGGTAGCAGGCGCAACAGGAACCACAAGCACAGATTGGCAAGAAATCGGATTAACCTTTACGGCCAATCGTACCGAACAACGATTTATGATATTCACACAGGGATCAGGCGAAGGAACTGTTAAGTTTCGGCGTTTTCGTTTGACGCCAATCACGACAGCAGTATAAATATACTGAACACAAGGAAATACTAACATGACCGCAATCATCACCGACAAGTTCAGACATCTGAACCTTCGTGAGCAAAAACGTCGCTTCGATGAAGGCGAAGATCTCTACTGGCTTGGAATCGGCAGAGCCGAAAGTTGGCCAGATGATGACGTGCCTCCTACGCCGAATATCACATACGCGCATGAAATCGAAGCTAGGCATGCTTTGATCGCGGCTAAGAAAATAGATTCATCCAAGACTGCACACTGCGCTCCTCGTCATAACTGGATTAACGGTAACTCATATGTCGCGTATGACGATCGTGACGCTGACCTTCATACGAAGAAGTATTACGTCTTCAACCCAAACAACTTCAATGTTTATATCTGTCTAAAGGCTGGTCCTGGTACTTCGACGAACGAGCCGATTGGCGTAGACGACGCTGGCTCTGGAGTAGAAACAGATCGCGGTAAAATCGAGCCTACAGCATACGGTGATGGTTACATTTGGAAATACCTTTACACCATCTCAGCCCCTCAGGCGGCAAGTTTCCTAACTACGGACTTCGTTCCAGCGTTCAAAGACGAAAATGTTCAGGATAACGCGGTTGGTGCAAGCGCCACGCTTGGCACATCAGGCAAAATCTTTAACGTCGTAATAACCGAAGGCGGAGTTGGGTATGGTTCTGCTCCGACCGTTACGTTTGACGGCGATGGCGCTAATGCAGCAGCTACTGCGGTAATTACAAGTGGTGTAGTTACGGCGATCAACATGACAAATACGGGCGATGGATACACATACGCTTCAGTTACGATTACTGGCGGTGGATCACCTAGCACTGTTGCTCTGGCTCATCCGGTCGTAGCTCCAGTCGCGATGGGTCGTGAAATCGACAGTATCACGGTTGTGAGCGGTGGCACCTCTTACCCATCTTCGGTCGACGTTGTAATCGACGGTGACGGATTCGAGGCAACCGCAACTGCGACCGTCGCGTCTGGCGTAATTACCGGTGTTTCTATTACCGAAGAGGGTTGGGGATATACACAAGCTTCTCCGCGCGTAATCGAAAGCACTACAGGTGATGATGCAACCTTTACCCTAGAGTTCTCCGACCCAGCCGGTGGATTTGGGTATGATACAGTAACGGATCTAAACGCCTATTATGTGATGTTCAACATTCTTCTTGATGGTGATGAAGATCCAGCCGAAGGTTTTCAAGGTGACTTCATCACAGGAAACGACTATCGTCAGCTTACGGTTATCAAGAACCTCCTAGAACCTGGTGCTAATCCAGTTCAGTTTACGGGCGGTAATCTTGGTACTGGTATGGGACTCAAATACTTCGAAGTCGATGCTGGTGGTACATGGAACGGTGATGATGTGATTACCGGTGATAGCACTGGCTCCAAGGCGATTGTCAACTATTACGACTCGAACGCCAGCCCTCTACGCCTTTACTACACGCAAACGAATGCGACTGGATTCGGAGCCTTTGCGGATGATGAAGGATTAACGGGTGCCAACAGCTCTACCGGTGCTATAGCAGTTACTGCTGGCTCGGCGGACAATGATGCCGAATTCTCGAAATACAGTGGTGCTATGCTCTATCTCGAAAATCGAGTTCGAGTTTCACGCGCGCAAGATCAGACCGAAGACATTAAACTCGTCGTGCAGTTTTAGGAATAAGAGATGGCAGTAGACACAACAGTAGGTCCTTATTACGACGACTTCGACGAAGATAAAGGCTTTCATCGGCTTTTATTTAGACCTGGTCGTGCGGTACAGGCTAGGGAGTTAACGACTCTTCAGACGATTCTTCAGAATCAGGTTGCAAGATTTGGGCAGAACGTATTTGCGGAAGGCTCGCTCGTAGTTCCTGGTGGACTAAGCATCTATACTGGCTATGAATATGTGAAGATCGACGAAGACACATTCGGCGGAGCCGTGGTTGGAGACATTCTTACCGGTAATACGAGTAGTGTCGAAGCAGAAATCTTACAGTTGGTCGACAAAGACGTGGCTGCCGGAGATCCTGCGACTGTCTATGTAAAATACATTGCCGGTGGTGGTAATAATGGTGGACGATTCGTCGATAACGAGACAATATCCTGGTCTGGTAGTGAGACTAGCGGTACATTTAATGCGTCTGCAACTACCTCTACTGGTACCGGAACTAAGGTAGACCTTAACAAGGGTATCTATTTCGTGCGTGGGTTCTTTGCTGCTGCCATATCCCAATCACTTATTATTGAAAAGTACGGCATTCCGATTGGAATTAAGGAAATCGGACTCTATATTACCGAGTCTATCGTTTCTTCGAATGACGACACTTCCCTACTCGACAACGCGGCTGGAACTTCCAACTTCGCTGCTCCAGGTTCGGACAGACTCAAGTATGCGCTAAATCTTACGACTAAGTCGGCTATCGAAGATACCGCCGGAGATTTAACCGAAGATTACTTTACTGTCGCCACGATCAAAGATGCGACCATCATCGAACAGATTACTCGGTCGACATACAATATTCTCGGCAAAGAACTCGCGCGTAGAACATATGATGAGTCTGGTGATTATACCATTGACCCGTTTATTCTCACAGCGGCCGATCACGCCACCGACGGTGCAAAGCTTACCCTTACGCTCGATCCTGGTAAAGCGTATGTTAAGGGCTTCGAGATCGAAAAACCTGTTTCGTCAGAAATTCATATAGACCGCGCTAGAACTACCGAAGTTACGAACAACAACAGAATTCCGACCTACTTCGGCAATTACATTCGTGTGAATGCTCTAGTCGGTTGTCCTGACATCGCTTCCCAAACCGGAACAAACGATCTTGACAACCTCGACCTAGAAATATCCGGTGGTACGGTAATCGGTACAGCGAGATGTAGAGCGGTAACTCATGAAGCTGGAAGCATCTATAGACTATATTTGTTCGATGTTCAGATGTCGGGTGTCAACGACTTCCGAAGCGTTCACCAATTAGACGGCAATACATTTACCGCAAATCTGATCGATGATGCTGACGCCGATGTTAACGGTAATGCTAAACTATATGACGCTGCCAGTAACCGACTGCTATTTCCGGTGCCCTATGAAAGAGTTAAATCCCTGACCGATGTTACTATTCGTGTTCAACGGAAAGTAGTCGGCACAGTTACGGGAGGCAACCTAACCCTTGACACTGGAACAGCTTCTGAGAAATGGGCTAACACAGCTGGATGGATATGCTTTAATGCTTCGAATGCAATCGTTGCTCCTTCTTATGCTGCTACTGGCGGACAAACTATCGCGGTCACAGGCGTGGCGGATGGAGCTTATAAGTTCATCACCTATATCGACAAGACTGCGGCGAGTCCAAGAACTAAAACTAACACAACGATCACGGACGAAGTTGCGACGCCTACCCTAAGCGGTGCGGAATTTATCCTCAACAAAGTCGACATCTTTGAATTGGTTGCGGTTAAGGACGTGGCGGACAGTGACAAGGATATTACGGACAAGTTTATTCTGGACAACGGTCAACGCGACAACATCTATGACAAAGGTAGACTCCTACTGAAGGCCGGAAGAACTGCACCAGCCGCTAATGTTAGGGTCACATACAAATACCTACAGCATGGTGCTGGTGATTACTTTAACGCCAACTCTTATAACTCCCTAGCCACATATATCTCAGGCGCGTCTGGCGATGTTCCTAAGTTTATGTCATCTAATGGCGCGGAATACCGCCTAACCGATGTTCTAGACTTTAGACCTACGATCGACGATAATCGAGCAAATTATGATACGGGTGGCGCTGTGGTCATCGATCTTCCGATGCATAACGAAACCGTTCAAGCGGACATAGAGTTCTTCCTCCCTAGAGCGGATGTTCTTTACCTTGACTCGACCGGACAGTTTGGTACCGTGTCTGGGAACCCAAGCCTGAACCCGCAAATACCTTCGCCTCCTTCTAACGCGATGTCGGTATACCATATGCTACTAAACGCCGGTACTGTGGATGCGTCAGACATTAGAACCTCGTTCGTCGAGAATAAGCGATATACCATGCGGGACATCGGTCGTATCGAAAAGAGAATCGACCGTATCGAAGAGTGGGCTACATTGTCTGCGCTCGAGTCGAATACCCAAACCTTTGACGTGCTTGACGAGAATGGTAACACACGATTCAAGTCTGGATTCTTCGCTGATGCATTCAATGATGCTACCTTCTCGGACTTCAAGAACACCGAATACCGAGCATCGATCGACCCGTCTGCGGGCGAATCAAGACCTTCGTTCATCGAAAATAATACTCGAATGGTCTATACCGCAACCGCTTCTGATGGAGAAACTTCGACCGGCGTAGTAAGAGTCCAGGACTTCCTGCTACTAGATTATACCGAAGTCGTAGAAATCTCTCAGCCGCTAGCTTCTTCGACCGTCAACGTGAACCCATTCAATATCATCACAAACACCGGTGGTATTCAGCTATCGCCTGAGAGCGATGAGTGGAGAGACGTAGAGACCGAAACGACTCAGGCGACTATTCAAGAAACGAACCAAGTGAACCCTATTCAAGACGCTAACTTCAACAATTGGCAGTGGAACTGGGGTGGAGCTCCGGCTGAGGTTAATGACTTATGGTTCAGATAGCGCAACTTACATTTGACCGAGGACAATAGAAATGACATTAGCACCTAGTAGCACAACGGTACTTTTACCAGGCGGCATTCGTATAACTACCGAAACACGCACCATATCGGTAGTTCTATTACCGTTTATCCGCGCGAGGCTTGTTCACTTCAAAGCCGAAGGGCTTCTACCGAACATGAAGCACCGGCCGTTATTCGACGGGGTCGATGTTACGGCTTGGTGTAAGCAAGGAGCGGCTGGTTCATATACACCTATGGGCGGAAACGATTCTAGTCTTACCGAAGACTTCTCAGCCGAATTAACCGGCCACCCGGACACCGCTTCTGATCTCATATCCGGCGATACGGATGTTACTGATCGTGGTATCATCGAAGGCACGTTCTATATTCCTAACACATCGGCTCTTAGATTCCGTGCTGGAAGACGTGAGTTCAAATTGCGTGACTGGGCTGCAACTAACGATGACACTGCCATTTCGAAGGCCTTTGCTGCCTATACCGCGCAAGGTATGTTGGAGACCAGAGGAATTTCGGTAACGACCATCCTACCTGCGCCGGCCGTGCCAATCGCCACTCTTCGAAGAATCGATCCAATCGCGCAGTCCTTTATCGTCGGTAATGATGATGGGATCTTCATTACTTCGGTTGACCTGTTCTTCGCGACAAAGTCCACTACTGTGCCGATTCAGGTTCAAATTAGACCTGTCGTAAACGGTACACCAGCATCTTCACCAGTACCAGGTGCTATTGTATTCGTACAGCCAGATAATGTTAACGTATCGGCTGCACCTAATGTGTCGACATCCGGGACGAAGACAGTCGCGGCATTCCCTGCACCAATTTACCTGGACGGAAGACAAGAATACGCGGTCGTGGTCCTAGCCGAAACTGATGATTACAGCGCCTGGACGGCCGCTATGACTGAATATCAGGTAGGTTCTACTCAATTCCGCATCATGAAGCAGCCGGATAGTGGCTCTTTCTTCATATCTCAGAATGGAACTACATGGACACCGGACCAGTCTAGAGATCTTATGTATCAGATCAAGCGTGCTTCATTCGGAGCTAACGCTACTGGAGACGCCTACTTCGAAAATACAGTTCAACCTAAGCGCCGCATCACGGCCATAGAGACAATCAATACCGCTAATCCGGCTATTCTAAGGATCTATCAGAAAAATCATGGAATGCACACCAACTCTTCGGTGACGATCGAAGGTTCTACAGCCGTGAATGGTGTTACCGCTGTATCGATTAACACGAATCATCTCGTAGTTGACGGAGACTCGATCGATTCGTATACGATCTCGATATCTGGACAGACACCGAGCTCAGCCAGCCTATTATCTCAGGCGTCAGCTAAGGGAACCTTCGATAGTCAATACAACATTATCGTTCCGTTGGTCAACGAGATGCTTCTTCCGTCAACCGCATCTGCATGGTCTGCCAAAACTACCTCAGGCCAGTCACTAGCCGGATCTGAAACTCATTATGTTCGTGATAGTGGATATTCACCGATCGTGATTAACGACAACAACCGTTCGACCGCTCCAAGAGTCCTTGCTTCGGCTAGGAACGAGCTCATTAACGTCACGGGAAACGATAAGTCCCTTACCTTTAAGGTTGACCTCGTCTCTACTTCTGACTATGTAAGTCCGGTTATCGATCTTTCTCGTCTTTCAGCTTCTCTTATCGGTCACAAGATCGATAATCCAGCCGCTTCTGGTACTGGAGTTAATATCCCCTATGAGTTCGCGCCAGAAACTGATCCAAAGAGTGGATCGGCTCTCGCTAAACAGATCTTCATTCCGATCACGCTCGAAGATCCGGCTGTCGGGTTAAAGATCTTCATGGCAGCCAATAGGCCAACCGATTCGATTATCGAAGTTTATCATAAGCTTATCGGTTCTGGTTCTGATGTCACGCTTGGTGACACTCCATGGACTCTGGCGAGCATCGACACCGCAATGCCGACTGACGACGACCCTTCCATCTTCCGAGAGTATATCTATACGATCAATGATGTTTCATTCACCACTTTCCAAGTTAAGGTAGTGTTCAAATCAACCAATAGTTCTAACGTCCCGCGTCTAAAAGACTTCCGAGCTATCGCCCTCAGCACATAAATAGAATGATAGAGATTGAAGGTCATAAGAAGTTATATCGCGCTAAGAGTGGCGCGATAATTAACCGAGACACCACCGCTCTTCTGCGTGCTAAAAAAGAAAAAGAAAAAGACCAAAAGATACTAGATCTCAGCGATCGTGTAGAACGGTTAGAACAACTAATACTGGACAAGTTAAATGACAGTTAGAACAGTAATACTTACGGACTCCATCGAAACGTGGTACACCGCTTATAATAATCTAGCGACTGATGTCGGAGATGTAGCGGTCCTGAATACGGATGTTACCACCGATTTTGTCCTTGGTGTTAATAGTCTGAAAGACGAACATGACGCCCTAGACATTAAGGTCGGTGAACTTGCTTCGATCGGCACTACGGCTCGAAGCACATCGGTAGTTCTTTCGATCGACAAGTTGCTCGATCATGTAGGCGAACTCGCCGCGATGGACATCGACTATCGTCAAGCGACCGTAGTCGCGTCGATCGAAGACCTCTATTCCATATATGAAGCTTGGTCCGATCACGATACTGCGTTCGACACTACCAGTCAGACGGCGACCGGTGCGCTTAATGAACTCCATACAGACTACGACGGGCTGAATGCTTGGGTAGGCGGAAGGGTTCCGACCTTTACTGGTGCAATCGTTACCCGTACTACGGTCGAAACCTGCATGGAAACTATGTGGGCAGATTACTACTCATTCCTCGGAAGAAATACCGCGTTCAGTACAGTCGCCACGACAGTACTCGGTGCAATCAACGAGCTAGAGACTAACCATAATGCCTTGGATCTTAGAGTTGGTCCTTTGTCGGACATTAACGCCGATATCCGCGATGGCACGGACATGGCTACGACGATCGATAACTTCTATGACGACTATGAAGCTTGGTCTGGTCATGATACATCCTTTGGGACTACGAGTCAGACGGCTACTGGCGCTCTCAATGAACTCCATACTCAGCATGATGCTCTAGATCTTCGAGTCGGGCCGCTTACAGACATTAACGCCGATATCCGTGATGGAACGGACGTAACCTCTTCGATCAACACTTTCTATACGAATTACGAAGCTTGGTCTGGTCATGATACATCCTTTGGGACTACGAGTCAGACGGCTACTGGTGCGCTTAACGAGCTGCACGGTGAGCATGATGCCCTTTACACATGGGTAGGTCTGAAGGCTGTTCTAGCCGACGATATCGAAGGCGCTACAGTGGTAGCTTCCATGAACCTGGTAGACACGAAATTTGAAACACAGATCGGCGTTCTTGGTTCCCTAACGACAGGTTATAAGACCAACATCGTCGGTTCGATCAACGAGCTAGAGACTAACCACAATGCCCTAGATACGCGCGTGGGACCGTTATCAGTCCTTCATAATGACTATGAGGGAGCAGACCTTACTACCTCTATCGAGAACTTCCATAACCAGTACGAAGCTTGGACTGGAGAAGGCATTACCTTAACCACAGCAGCTTCTAATCTGGCGACGGCGATAAACGAGCTCGAAACTAATCACAACACCCTTGTGGCGAGGGTTGGTGATCCTACATCTCTTCCGACAGACATCGACAGTACAGTATTAACTACTTCGGTAGGTCTAGTCGACACGAAGTTTGAAGGTCAGATCGGCGTTCTTGGTTCCCTTACGACTGCGACTAAGACTAATGTGGTTGCGGCGGTTAATGAGCTTCAAGCTGAAATTATCTCTAATGATGGTGACATCAGCGCTATCAATACGAATCTAGGTAACAAGGCATCGATCGACGCCAATCTTAATAATGCTTCATTCGTTACGGCGCTTAACAGCCTCGAAACTGAAATCAGCATGGATACAGCTGGACTTACATCCGCAACGACTCTGTGGCCTGCGATCAATGAGTTACATGGACCTGGGACCGGAAGAGATCCTGCCAATGTTGAGGCTCATCGTGACGACATCGACCTAACATCAATCCACTACCGTATCGGTAACCTCGCGGACCTTGATGCCCTCGAATACACTGGCGGTAATGACGATAGCGTAGTCGCTGCGCTTAATTATCTTATTGGAATTAGTACCGGCCAAACGGCGACGTTTACTGAAGCGAGCATTAGTGGCGTGCTAGATGTTGGCGGACTAGCTACTCTATCCGGTGGGCTGACAGTCGATGGTGGTAATTTCAATATCACAGCCGGTACGTTTAACTCACGTGGTATCGATGATAACGCAACAACGACCCGACTAACTATCGGTAATTCAGAAGTATCGACTCCTACCGCCTTCCGTGCTACTGGCAACATCACATCAGAATCTAATGTCACGGCTGATAACTACTATCTAACAGGATCTACCGGAGTATTCGGTAATTCAGAGACTGACTATGTCGGGTTTGTGTCGGACGGCATTAACTTTGTCGCCGGCGGCGGTACTATGGCAGCGTTTAGACAGAATGATATCGACCTAAACGAATTCGTCACCATGTTAAATGGTGGAGCGATAACTAATGGCACTCTAACTATCGGTGGTTCGGAAATCTTCCACCCTGGTAACATGGGTTCTGGTTCAAATCTTGACGCCGATAAACTTGATGGAGTTCAGCTTTCACAGATCGCGAGGACTGACATTGCGGAAATCTTTACCAATAATGTTACGGTTCAAGGTAACCTGACTGTTACTGGTACTACGACTACGGTCAACTCTACAGAATACAACATCGGTGATAACATCATCACCCTTAACGATGACGAAGTCGGTATACCGACCCAGAATGCTGGTATCGAAATTGAACGAGGCACATCCGCAAATGTGGATCTACTTTGGAACGAGTCGACCGACAAGTGGACGGTTACCGAAAATGGAACAACCTTCTATAGTCTTCTGCATAGTGGAGACGTGGGTTCTGGCAATGGACTTGATTCCGACCTACTCGATGGACAGCACGGTTCATATTACCGCAGTGCCTCAAACATCAACGCAGGCACTCTGGCTTCGGCTAGACTTCCGGATCTCACAGTTGCGGACTTCGGCGGAGCGGCTATATTAACGAGTGGTGAAGGGTGGTCTAACTCAGACTCGATTCTTCCAACCACTACTTCGGTTAATAATCGAATCACTGCCATCGTGACGAATACATTCATCGATGGTCTTAACGTCGACGCCGACACCCTTGACGGACAGGATGGAACATACTACCTTGCTGCCGCTAATGCTACCGGAACCTTCGCTGATGCTAGAATCCCAACCCTTAACACCAGCAAGATTACGGTCGGCACCTTCGCTAATGCACGGATCGCGTCAAGTAATGTTACCCAACACCAAGCGGCTCTATCGATCGCTGGTTCTCAGTTAACCGGCACGGTCGATAATACTAGGCTTGAAACTGGCGTCATACCTGAAAACTCATCGTTCCTCTCTACCACTGGTCTAAACGATATACAGGTTCCTGGATTCTATCACCAGACGGCAAACGGCAATACCAACACCGGAGCGCTTAATTATCCTGAAGCAGTAGCTGGTTCCTTGGTTGTGCAGAATGCGGCCGGAGTTACCCAACAGTATTACACGTACAATGACGGTAATCCAGACTTCTACTTCCGTGGACTCTATAACTCTAGTTGGTCTACCTGGAATAAAGTGTGGCACAACAACAACGACGGTGTCGGATCTGGCCTGGACGCAGATCTGCTAGACGGGCAACAGGGTTCATACTACTACGCAGCGAGTAATCCAAACGGATATACTAACGACCAAACTGCGTCAGAGATACTAACTTCGATTAAGACGGTCGACGGCACTGGCTCTGGTCTGGACGC